GTAATTGTTCTCTGGTCATCATTATCAGAAGTACCATGTTGCCCCGACCCTAATAAAACAACTTGAGCCTGATTAAACGCAGAGGTCATGTTTAGAGTGTAATCCCCTGTACCGTTGTCTGTAATACTTGCAACATTCAAACTAAAAGAAATTGTATCAGCACTATTACCAGTCACTTTTAGTGAGACCGCCGCAACACCTGAGACTGCACGACTAGCTGTTTCACCTGTAGCTTTTATATTTGTTACTGTGATTGTACTCATGCTAGGTCTCCTGTTACGTGTACAAAGACCCTAGAAACGTCTTCGTAACTAGAGCCGCTGGCGTTGAAATTAGAAATACCCGCACTATTTACTAAGTTATATTCGGTGTAGGAACTAATATTTTTACCACCGCTACCAGCACCCGCAGTCAAACTTGCACCCGCTGTTAGGATACAGTAATCAGCATCTTCCATGTTAGAAGTGTAGTAGGCTCTATAGTTACCTGTACCAATATCAGAAATAGAAGAACCATTAAAGCTATCTATTATCGAAACAGTACCAGTACCTTGAAAGTTAATCCAAGTCTTTGCCGCAACTTGCTTTGTTAGTGTCACTGGGTCAGTGCCGTTTATCCCACTGATTGTACCTGCTCTTATATTAGACAATGGACAAGTTCCCCCCTGTTGTGACAGTCAGCGTTATACCAGATGCTACAGTAATTGGTCCCGTTGCACTAGCATTTTCATCTGCGTCTATGGTTGTGTTAGTATTGAGCGTCTGCTCATTGATACGAAAAATATCTCCAGCCCTTGAACCAACTGTTCCATTATCGCCTTTAAACATACCGCCACCAGATACATTAGCTACTTCAAATGTGCTGTAGGCTACGACATCAAGTATATCACCTGTTGCCGCACCAGATGCTAAGATAACGTCAGAACCATTGGCGGCTGTATAATCTGCGCCATTACTTAGGAATATTCCATTAAGGTACACGTCAAGAAATTGTGGAGTATAACCACTCGTAGGAAAGCTCGTTTGAAGATTAGTCGCAGTAATACTGTCCCTAGTCTGAGTGGCCTGTGGAACTGGCTGTGTACCTATATATCCTGACATTTAAATCTCCTATATTTCTTGTGCATCCATTGCAGTCTGGTATGCAGTCTTAACTGCGTCTGTCCAAACAGCATTACAGATAGCTTGTACTTCTGTTGACTCACCTGAGATGTCCGTGTTACCCCATGTATCACCTGATTTAATTGAGCAAGATAAGACGTGACGTGAGAATGATCGGCTGATCTCTGTGCCATCTCTAGCTATCACTGTAGCTGTACGAACTTGCACATGCTTGTAATCTCCAACGACTTCAATCTTATCTTCTACTTGTGTTTCTGTTAGTGCCATATTGGCCTCCTTTAGTTTATCGTGGCGTTATTGCCACCTGTCCAACCCAATCTCTAAAAGGGTTATTGATTAGTTAGGTATGTTCCTGATATGTAAACCCATTGCGAGCCACTACCTGTAAAAATAGAAGCATCACTTACCCAACTGGCATTTGCGTATAATATATTGTAATATGCATATGCTGAATTCGTAGCGACTTCCCAAAAAGTACCTATACCACTTCCTAAGTTAACAGCGTGAGAAGATGCATGCATTGCAGAATATCCTGAGTGGTCTGTCCCTGCTTGAACCGTAAAAGGTAAAGTAATTCTAAGATAACCAGAAGGATTTGATGCTCCAGAAACATTTACACGACCTGATATTGTAACCAATTTACCTATTTTTACATAAGCAAGTCTATTAAATGAACTATTTAATGTAATAGACCCACTTTGTGTGTCAAAAACTGCATCAAATTCTCCTTCTTCATAGTCATCCAACTTGTTAGAACGACTGTCGAACTGAATGCCACCTGATAGGTAGAGGTCTTTGAAGCGTTGGGTTGGATAGCCTATGTTAGTGTCATTGTCAGACTGTGGGTAAAAATAAGGAACGCCAGATACATTACCCCAAACCAACTGCTTATTACTTTCGTTTTCTAAATAAAGAGCAACTGAGTTGGACTTAATTTTAAAGCGGCTTGCATCAGTCCCAATACTACCTACAGTTGTGCCGTCTTTGCGGAGGTTAATAATATCACCATCAGAACTTTTACGATTTAAAAAAGCACACGCATCATTGTTTACAGTAGCTAGTAATTCACCTGTAGCTTTTAACTCTGAACCAACAGTAGCTATGCCTGTTGCAGTTTTTGTGATTAACACATTTTCATTACTATCAATCGTGATTGCCGTGGCGTTTGACTGATCATCAATACCTGAGAGTGCTACCTGATAAGATGCCTGTGATATAACAACAACATTGTCACCATTCTGCGCGGCTACAGTAAGAGTAATTGTAGTACTATTCGTAGCTGTATAGTCTGTGCCATCTACTAAGCGTACACCATTCTGAAATACGTGAACCTTACCTACTGTGTAGTTCAAACCAGTAAGGCTTGTTGTTGCACCAGTGATGGTAAAAGTCTTTTTGTGTTCAACACCACTGCTTACGACAGATGCTTTTGAACCTATATAACCTGCCATTTGTTTATCCTTTGCTATTCATTGTTGTCTTTGACCCAAAGCTATGCGGTGGGTTATTATACATGATAAGAAGCTGAAATTTGAATCTCGCCTCCAGTGCTTATAGCTGAAACATCAACACCACCCCAAACGGCGTTCTGTCTAAGGTGTCGTATAAATATAGTGGTATACCCTGCATCTATACCTGCGGTAACTTGATATACATCAGGCTTTGGTAATCCTGATATAGTACCTAGACTAGCACCTGCCCTATACTGATTACTATCACTAAGAGGAGTGAAAGGTAGATTTTGTACAGTTAAACCCCCACTACCTGACCTAGAACTCCAACCAACTGTTAATGCAATAGTTACAAGATTTCCAATTTTAGTATAGTAACCTTTCTGTTTAGAGTAAGTAAAACTACCATTCTGGAAAGACGGAGCAAAAGTACCCTCTTCATAATCGGTCAACCTATTAGCCGAACCAGTACCGCCGAGGTTAATTGCAGTTGCATGGACATTGCCGCCGCCCATTACCTTAAACTGCACATTATTGTCTCCATCATGGATTGCAAGTTGTTCATGTGAGTTAGACGTTGATGTGGTTTTAATTTTTAAACCAAACTGGTTTGTAGACTCAATTTTAGCTAAATAATCACCAGAAGTAGAACCTGCTACACTAAACTTTGCTGTTGGATTCGACGTACCAATACCAACATTAGAGCCACTAACAGTTATAGCATCGGGTATGTTAATTAAGTCTGTTTGCTTACTCATTAGGTTTGCTCCAGTACGCTCACAATAACATCACAACTCGATGCTGTGTCACTTGTTACGATTACAGTGTCAGTAGTCTCCAAAATGATCTTGCCGTCCAAGACTGAGAGTGCTGAACCAGAAGGAATGGGAGTATCTTTGACCAAATAAACCCCTGCCGCTTGGACATCCACTTTGATTTGAGAAGTTGTTCTATTGGCTAAATTACATCCGATCATCACCGATGTAGTTGAACTGGGTACTGTATATGTAGTTGTAGCACCTGTACCTACCGATGCACTTGTATAATTTTTAAATGTATTTGCCATTATTTACTATCCTAACCGAGTGCTATTGCAAATGCCAGTGCTGAACCAGCTTGATCTACGTCTAAATTTGTTCTTGTTGTTGATGCGTCACTAACCGCTAATGAGCCTGTTATTGATACCCCTGTTGATGTTGTGGAAAGTTTGGATGCGTTGTTGTGGTAAAGGTCAACAGCACCACCTGTTATACCCCTAAAATACTTAGCATTTGCTGTTGACCTAAGTTGTAAGTCAGTAGCGTCTATATATAATGAACCTGTACCATTACGCTCTTCAATATAACTGTCTGTCCCATCACTATATATCCACAGGTCAGACCCAGAACCGAATATGGCTTTGTTATTATCGCCAAAAGTTACATTGCCAGTAATTGCACCACCAGCTAAAGGTAACTTAGTAGCTAATGCTGTTGTGAGTGTGGAATTATAGTTAGCATCATCATTAATAGCCGCCGCTAATTCGTTAAGATCATTGAGTGTGCTTGGTGCGCCACCAATAAGTGTTGTGATCTTATCAACTACATAAGCTGTTGTAGCTATCTTAGTGCTATCATCGCTTTCAGCTTGTGTTGTTGCTGTAGATAGACGAGCCGCTGGGATTGTTCCTGTAAGATTAGTTGCTGGAACATCAATGCCAAGGCCTTCTATATCAGCTTTAGTTTGATCAGCCGTAGCACTCGCTTCTATACCATTAAGTTTAGTATGGTCTGCATCCGTAAAGACATTACTGTCTGTAGCAGACTCAACTAGTGTTCTAATCTCTGATGCTGTTTGATCAGCAGTAGCAGATGTTTCTATACCGTTTAGCTTAGTGTGGTCAGCGTCTGTAAAGTTATTTTGGGAAAGCTCACCATCTTGAATTGAATATGTAGTATTTGTATCTGTTGAACTAATTGTTCCATTGGATGCAATAGAAACATTTGTACCAGCAGTCAAAGCCGCTACAACATTAGTTGTATCTGTTACGTCAGCATTTGCTTCGATTGCATTAAGCTTAGAATGATCTGCATCTGTAAAATTGTTTTGTGATAATTCACCATCTTGTATTGAATAAGTTGTGTCTGTGACTGTTTCTGAAGCAGTAGCTAAACCAGTTACATGACCATAAGTATCAAGGGTAATATCTTGAATGTACGTTCTACCAGTTCCATTTATAGATGCTTGTGAAGATGTATCACTATGGCTTATTGTTACATTTCCAGTACCACCACCCGATAAGCCAGAACCAGCAGTAATTGTTTGATCATCTTTAGCTGATGCCTCTATACCATTTAATTTGGAATGATCAGCATCAGTAAATACGTTGCTATCGCTTGCGGACTCGACTAATGCCCTTATTTCGGATGCTGTTTGATCTGTTGTTGCTCCTGTCTCAATTCCATTGAGCTTTGTATGATCAGCATTAGTAAAGTTATTTTGAGATAATTCTCCATCTTGCACAGTATATGTGGTGTTTGTAGATGATATTGTTCCATTTGCCGCAATTGCTACATTTGTCCCTGCTGTAAGGGAAGCAACAACATTTGACGTATCTGTTACATCTGCGTTTGCTTCTATTCCATCAAGTTTGCTGTGATCTGCATTTGTGAAATTATTTTGGCTTAATTGACCATCTTGAACGCTATATGTCGTGTTTGTATCGGTAGAGCTAATAGTACCATTGCTTGCTATTGCTATATTAGTTCCAGCAGTTAATGAAGCGACAACATTCGTTGTATCAGTTACATCCGCACTTGCCTCTATTGAATTTAATTTTGTATGATCTGCATCTGTGAATACATTACTATCCGTTGCACTTTCGACTAAAGTTCTAATTTCTGATGCAGTCTGATCAGCCGTTGCACTTGCCTCAATGCTGTCTAATTTACTTTTTAATGTATCTGTAAAAGCATTTGCTTCTGCTTGATAAAGAGCCTTTATTTGCGCCCCTGTTTGATCAGCAGTTGCGTTAGCTTCAATTGCATCTAATTTTGACTTTAAAGCATCTGTAAATGCATTAACTTCAGCTTCATATAAGGCTTTTATTTCAGCACCAGTTTGATCTGCTGTTGCACTTGCTTCAATTGCGTTTAATTTAGTGTGATCTGCGTCTGTAAATACATTACTGTCAGTTGCAGAATTTACTAAACTTCTTATTTCTGAAGACGTTTGATCAGCCGTAGCATTGCTTTCAATGTTTGCTAATTTTGTTTGTTCTGCATCACTAAATTCATTTGTATCGCTGTTGCTTTCATAAGAAGCTTTAATTTGTGCGGCTGTTTGGTCAGCAGTTGCACCTGTTTCTATTCCATCTAATTTAGTACCATCAGCCGACAAATCACGCCCGTCAACATTTCCGCTTGTAATTATGTTAGGTACAGTAAGGTTTCCTGTCAGCGTTCCACCAGCTAAAGGCAATTTTGTTGCAATAGAATTTGTAATTGTAGTGCTAAAATTAGCATCATCACCTAATGCAGATGCTAATTCATTGAGTGTATTTAATGTTTCTGGTGCGCTATCAGCTAAATTTGCAACCGCTGTATCAGCATATCCTGTATAATAACTACCATGCTGTCCATCCAGTGTATCTGCATCAACATTTAGTCCATCTATATCAGATTTTGTCTGATCTGCTGTTGCACCTGTTTCAATGCCATCAAGTTTTGCACCATCTACAGAAACATCACGACCATCAACATTTCCTGATGTAATGATATTTGTGACCGTTAAGTCACCTGTCATTACATCGCCATCTGATTGAACGTAATCACTAGCCCCTGCTGTAACAAATATGAAAGCAGACCCAGATAAATTTAATGCTTGGTTAGAATTACTGCTTTCAACAACATTTCTAGCTAATGTAGTGCCAGAAGCTGTATATGTTCCTAATCCTAACTCCCAATAATCACCATCTTCAATAGCATATCTAACAATATTACCATCAACAACTCCAGCATCACTAAAAGATTGAAACCCAGAAACAGTAGAACCTAATGTAATTGTGCCAGTACCAGTTGTAGCGGTTGTCATTTTTGCGCGATTTACAAGCACTTTTGCCATTTTTGGACTCCGTATTAGTTATGTTTCATTGATTAAGCTGGGTCAGGTATCCCAATATCAAATGTAGCCAATGTAAATGTGTTTCCGCTTGTTACTGCTTGTGATGCAGTTAATGCGGCTGTTGCTAATAATCTTGTATTAGTAACGTCAACTATTGCATAATGCGTTGCAGTTCCTGTTCCTGTAATAGAACCATCAGTTATTTGAGCTACAGTAACTTTACGACCACCGCCTGTTCTGTCAGATGGTGCGTCAATAGATAATGATGTTGAATTACCTAAAGTATGTGTTGAAGTTGCAGAAACATAGGATGTAGCTTCTTGTGAAGTAACATGAATTGCTGTTGCCTCTGTGTCTAAAACGGTAAGCCCGTTGTCAAACACTCTATCGTTTAATGTTGCCATGTTGTGGTCTCCGTTTAAGTTGCACTGTGCATGGAAAACATACCATAGAAACTTTAATTAAACAATAAAGCGATTAATAATTAAGAAAGATCGCCTATTTTTACCCTTAACACATTAGAACTATCAAAAACTTTAATATGACTATCATTTAGCTCTAACCTTTCACCGCTTGCATTATCTGCAAGTGTACCAAGGGTTAAACCTAATGCTGATATACTATTTGCACTTAATTTATTGCCTGTAATAGTTCCAGTTGCTAAAAAATTGCCATCAATAAATTGCGTTTGAGCGTCCCATCCAATGCCATTAAAAATGTATGCAACGTCTTCATTTAAGAAAATAGTATCATTTATGAGTAATCTATCTGTTTGTGCTGGCTCAATTGTTTCATCGCCATATGCATATTTAAATAATTTAGTTAAAACTTTAGTAGTTTTTGTGTTTGGCGTACCAGCACTATCACCCATACCACTATGATTTTGACAATAATAAAATAAATTTGGGGCTGAATTAGCTACTGTTATGGTTGTAAATGCTCCAGATGAACCAGCTGTTCCTGTGCTTGCAACTCCAGTTGTATATGCAGAACCACCGCCATGTGTGCCGTTGCTTGTTGTTGAAAATTTTATTGGGTGATTTGCATTGCTACTATGTGATTGATCAAATTTATATTTATAACCTTCTAACAGCTCAATTGCTGGAGATTGAATTCCATCAAAATAAAACTGCCCAGCTACAACTGTAACTGCATAATCAATAGTATCTCCAGAATTTAATTCAGCGCGATATACACCACCACCTTTTATAGCTACTTCTTCATTTGTAGTTGCATTGATACTTGCTGAAAATCCACTAACATTACCTGACATATCTACAGATTTAAGCCAATAATATTTTGTAACTTCACTACCAAGATTTGGTCTAACAAAATTTGAACCTGATGAAGAACCAACTTTCGTAGATGAACCACTACTATTTGTTGAGCTTTCATATACATCAATATATCTAAGGTCAGCATCGGCTGGGTTTGTCCATTGAATTGTAATAACACCAGTGCCGCCTGTTGCACTTAATCCAGTTGCTACTGCTGGGGCTGTTGTGTCACCACCTCCTGTAACAGTTGTACTTGTATATGCGCCCCTGTTGCCATTTACAGTGACAGCCCTTACCCTAACATTATATTCAACATTTCTAACTGGTGAAATTTTAAAAATACTATCGGACGTTCTAGCAACTGCATAACCACTATCAGTAGTTGGCTTCCATTCTACTTCATAAAAATCAACCATAGCATTTGTAGCTGAAGTCCATGTGACAAGAAATTCAGCGATTGCTGTACCATCAGTTTGTATTGATTTACTATTAACAGCAGAAAAATTACTAATTGTTAAACCATCTCTAATTTGTGTTAATGTTGTATTGTTAGAAATTATTGCTGTTTCTTCATTATTCCATGAATAAGCCGCAGATGATGTTTCTTTTAAACTTAATGATATTGTAGAACCTTTTTCATCTCCATTAAAAGTCCAGCCTACAACTTCAAATGGCTTTGTAGACCATCCGTACCTTGCAATAGTAAGATTAACAGTATCTCCAATTTCTACAGACATTGCAGTTAAATCAAATTCAGCATTAACAGTTATTTGTTCTCTTGATCTATATAATGCTAATTTTGCAAGCCTTTGTGCTAATGCTGAGTCTGTTGTTAATGGTAAATCTAAATCCATTGCACTTTCATAAACAGAACCACCGTCTTCTGTAATAAAAGTACTTGATGTAATCATTGGATAATCTGCTAATATATATTCTTGTTCTTTATCTGCAAATTGACCTTGTACTTTATTAAATTGGCTTGAATTGCTTGATTTAGTTTGAACTCCAATTTGCCCTCTTAAATTAGCTTCTGTAAATGTAACTGAAGGTGTGCTGTATACTGCAACTTTTAATTTCCAATAGCCTTGAGACCAATACAATGTACCTTGGCAAGTTGTTAATAATTTTCCTAAATTACCTTCAAAATCTACACCACAGCTTAATGAACCATTACATTTCATTTTGTTTGATGCTCCACCACCTAATGAAGCTTCACAAGCATTATAAGCCGCAATAAATGTTGTGCTATCCATATTTGCAGAAGGTACACCAAATCCATAATCAGAAATCATATAATCCCTTATACACAAAGCCGCATTATCAGACCATGCAGTTGTATTGTTTGAAGGATTGTAAACTTTTTTACCTTTTACCATACAAGTAACTACAGGAATACCTTGTGTAAATACATCTGGGTCATATTCACACTTCATATATATATAAGCCAATCCCAAATTTTTAAAATTGCTGTCTACACTTGTTGCTGAAACCAAACCGCTATCAGCTGTAGTTTGATCACCCAAATGTTTATAAATATGCACTTTGTTAGCATATGTTCCACTTGTAACCATTCCAGAACTGTTAATTGGTGATAATTCTGCATTTAAATAAATATCACCCAAAGCTTCAACTTCATGAGCCGCCATGATTATTATTTGATGAAAATATTGATTATTGTTTGTTACTTCTTGAAATGTAATTACTCCACCCTTGCGAACTTCACCATATACAAATTCATGAAACGCATTGGGAGTAACAGCATTAACCATAGCACCATTGCTACCTAAAGAATTATCATCAAATGAAGGCATATCTGGCATCATAGCGGCTGTTACAAGCATTGTAGTTGCCATCATCACTGCACCACCAATAATTACTGCTGATGTTACGGTGGTTGCACCCAATGCAAATCCTACTGAAATAGCCATTATATAAACCTCTTTGAAAATACATTTTCTATGTGACTATAACCCATTCTGCTTAGAATAGCATCAAATGGTTTATGTGTTTTTGAATTTATGATTAAAACGCTTATTTTGTCAATTTTTAAGCATTTTTCTGCAAATTTTATTAATTTTATACCCATAAATCCTTTTCGATAGTCTGGATGCAAAAATATAATATCATTAGTAGCATATAAATGATCTTTGTAATGTAAATTTCTATGAACGCAGACTACAAAATATCCTACAAGTTTACCATTATGCCTAGCAGTAAAGCATTTAATTTTGTTTTGCTTTTCACTTTCTTGGTATGCTTCCCAATCTGGATTAAGTTTAATAACATCTTTATTAAGTGCTATTTCTTCCCAATGCAATTTAATCAAATCTGGTAATTCTTTTTTTACTTGATGGTAAAATTCTTGCTGATATTCCATATTACCCCTTCTAGGGTTAAGTGGCTGGGGCTTTGTATCCCTTACCAAATTCAAGCCTTTGTTCTTGCAATCCAGTTATATAAGACATTGCTGTATCGCTTGGGTGTCTCGCTCTTTGGCTTTCATTAGTATATTTTAAGATTGCCTTACGTTTTAATCTTTTCAAATGGCTTTCAATTTTTAAATCAATTGTACTTTTTTCGCCATCATCACTAAATGTCATAACATCCATAAGGCCAGTAAAAAGAAAAATAAGGTTACTATTACCTTCTTCACCATAATAAATATTACAAATTCTATTTTGATATGGTTCAGCTAATGCCCTAATTAATAATGTAGAATTTAAACCATTAAGCTTTAAACTTGCTCCAGATGCAGTTAAATCATTGGTTTCATCTATTGCGCTTATTTTTAATAAATCACCAACGCCTTGATATGTGACGCTTCCAATGGTTTTATTACCTATACCTGTATGAAAATATAATTGATTTGGTGCATCAAATAATAAATCAACAGCGTAAAATGGCCTAGTAGATGCATTGGTAATAGCACTCGCTATGCCTGATGGAATACTTCTTGCCATTATTTAGCTTTCTTTTTAGCCTTTGCTGGTGATTTACCACCTACCCATGCTTCATTGTAATCAGTTGTTATTGGGTCGTCTGCTTTAAGTTTCCCAGATGCAGTTCTAGCACGCACAGCTTTTGTTTCTTTAACTGGTGCGTTGCCTCCAACTTCATGTGCCATTCCCATGTCTATGAAGCCTTTAAAAATTTCGTCTTGCCACTTACCTTGTGATTTATATTCTTTACCATTTTCGTAAGTTGCTGTTTCAGCACCATCTTCTCTAGTAATACCGATTGATGATTTGGTCATAGTAATTTTCATTTGGGTACTCCCTATGTGAAAAGAAGGGGGACATAAGCCCCCCAACTATTATTATGATGTAGCGTGCTTTAGAACGCGCATTGCTTCAGCCAATACAACTTCACCACCAACACGACGACGAGCGATATAACGCACGTTTCCTGTTGAAGCTTGTGAATATGGGTCACGCAATACTGATAAAGCTACACGATCAACAATCATATATCCGCGACGGAAATCGCCAAAGAATACTGATTTTGCACCAGAAGCCGCGTCAGCAATGTCAGGACATTCAAGATATGGTGAACCTAAAATTGTGTTTGGCAAGCCAGATTGACCAGAAAAGCCAGTTTGGAAAATATACTGACCAGCAGTATCTTTTAGCTTACGGATTGCACCTAATGTAGAACGGTTCATCAAGAATGTTGCATTGCTTGCATAATCTGATTTTAAGCCGTGTACCAAATCCATTAAGTTATCTGTTGAGATAGCCGCAGAAGCCGCACCAGTTGCTTGATGTCCTACTGTTGTGCCATCAGCAATACCTGTTGGTTTGTTTGTGCCGTTACCAGAAATAAACGCCGCGCCTTCAGCTTTTGCAAACTGTTCAGCAAATTCAGAGTTCATTTCAGCTTCAATATCAAACACGCTATCTTCAAGCAATTGACCAGAAATATCTACAAGAGCATACATTTCGTGTGTTGGGATAGTGTTTAAAGAAGTTGTGTAGCCAGTAGTCTCTGAACGAGTACCGCCTTCAGCAGTCCAAGCCGCCGCGAAAGTCGCAGTTTTGCTAGGAACTTCAATTTCTTTATTTGATGTTTGACGAACACGAGCAACAGAACGTACAGGAGAAATCTCAGTGATTACCTTGATTAACTCATTTACATATTCTGCTGGTGCTAAGTTACCAGCCGTAGCCGCAGTGCCAACAGTCAAAGCTTTCACTTCTTCTGGTGCCATTTGGTCTTGGCCTTTACGCATGAAGCTGTCCCAAGCTTTAAGGGATAAATCAACTTCTTTAGCTTCCATCATGTTTGCTGGACGCTTTAGCATTGTTTCGATTTCATTTAATTTTGCTTCGAAACCTTCAGCGTGTTTTTGCTGTGTTGTCAAAGATTGATTAATGTCTTCGAATTTGTCCATATCAGCTTCGATACGAGCAAGTTTAGCATCAGTTTCGCTATCAGCAGAACCTTTAGCTTCGATTTGAGCCAAGCGATCATCATTTACTTTTTTAAATTCTTCAAAAGCACCTGACATAGCTTCTACGGCTGTTTTTACTTGATCTTCCATTTGGTAGACCCTTTCCGTTTAAGTTTTGAGGATGTTGGTAAGGCTTGTTAAAGCCTCAAGGACTTTAGGCGTTTCCTCTTTTACAGCATCCCGCTGTTCAAGTGCCTTGGAAACGGCTGATGCCGCCGCCTTTGCTTCATTACGCGATAGGTTTCCCTCATCCCGAAGAAATGTTTCCCATTCACGTACTGAGCGATCTGTGCCTTTTACCGCTTCCACCCTAGCTTTGGGGTTCATCGGGAAAGTAACAGCAGATATTTCCATAAGGTCGACTGATTTTATATAGCGTATTTTGCCTTTATCATCATATTCTACCCCTTTTGGGTCAACACGATAGCCAATTGAAAGGCCATCCAATGCTCCCATTTTCATTAATTCATGCACTTCACGCCCTCTTTGCGTACCCATTGCAAGACGACCTTTTACTTTAAGACCTCTTTTGTCTTCTATTATTTCATCAAATACACCAATTGGTTCATCTGATTTATGCTGATATAATAATTTAACTGATTTTGCACCTTTTCTTCCAATTGATTTGGCAAAAGCACCTTCAACAATTATATCATTTCCAAGGTCTTTGTTACCAAAAATAGACCCATATCCTTGAAATGTACCGTTTTCTTCGTCTATTTCTTCAGATTTAATTTCGAAGGCCACATCAACGCGACCATCTTCAAACTTCGCTTCTTGATCAGAAATATAGTTTTCTAAATCAATTTGGTTTTCGTGATCCATATTCTGACCCTCTTTACTTTCGTTGTAGACCTAAACATCAACTGATATCTCAATCCATTATTCAAATAGTTTAAATCATCTAAATCAAAACTTTGAAACATATATAACACATTTATAAAGCATTTTCGATAGTTTGTTAATCCCCAATAACATATGTTATAATTCAGCCCCTTCTGGATTGTTTAAAATCTCCAATGGCTTGTTGCTTAAAACAGCTTCCATCATTTCAATTGCTATTTCTGCATTATTGCCTCGACCTTCAGCAATTGCTGGTTTGTGGCCAAATTTATCAATATATTCATTTAGTGCTTGATCAAACATCTTCTGATATTTCCTTCATTTTTTGTATAAAAATTGCATAAGTTTCTGGCATGTACTTTTTCAACCATTTGATTGCTTTGGTATGTGATTGTACGGCATATATATTTGCAAATATTTCATGTTGTTGTCCAGTTGGACGTTTTTTCCAATATGATTGTGTATGCCCCCAAGCATTGTAATCTTTTCTAAATTTACCTTTTGCATAACTATCAATAATATCAGACAACATTGTAGCACCTAAAAATTTAGGAACAGTTTTCATATATGTTGTTGTTGTTCCATTGCTAAATTTCTTTGTGGTTTCAACTTTTTTAAACAATTCATCAAATTGCTTATCAAACATTTTTTCTTTGTTTCTTTGACCTTTTGCTATTCCCATTTTTTTGCCATCTGCCAATATGGAACTTTTCAATCCATCATCTGACCACCATTTTGTACCTTCATTAATTCCAATTATATGATCTACATGATGGCCATATTCATGAACTGCGGTTAAATCATTTAAATCTGTGCTTAAATGTTTTTCATTGGCATAATAAACACCACGACCTTCAGTTATTCTTGTTGGTTTTACCAATTTTTCAGCGACAGACAAAGTTAATACAGTCATATTATCATTTAATGCATTTGTAATATCAGATGGTTTGAATTTTGAATTTCTTTTCATCACCATAATATTTTCAAGCTCAAGTTTAGGCTTTTCAACAGGTACAAAAGCAATTGGTTTTGGTAATGGTTTGGCTACACCATCATCAAACAAACTATCTTCATCAGTAAAATATATTGCTAAACATCTGCAATTTATGTTGTTGCCAGCACCACCACCACCATCATGTGGATATTTCATTTCTATGCGGTTTCCTTTGTACGGCACAACAAACATATCATCTATGCCGACTTCCTGACCATTTACCGATGCATGACCACTACGAGTTCTTGCATCTGAAACAGAAACCCAACGCTTTTTTTGCCTTGGCAATCCTAATTCTTTTGTTGCCTCATGTGTAGCATATGAAGCCGCGGCATGTGTTTCTGTCCTTGCTATTGTTGTTGCTCTTGAACGTGCTATAGAACCACTTGTCCTTTGTCTTATTAGTTTTGCTGTTTTAGCAACTCCCAAACCATCAGCTTCACCAATTTCAATAGCTTTTAATATGCTTTTTCTAGTGGCATTTGTTATACCAACAACTTTTTG